CTAAGTATTATTTAATTTAAGGTTATTGTAATATTAAATAAACATAATAAAACATAAAAAAACACAATGAGTGATTATTCAAAAGGTAAAATTTACAAATTAGTAAATGATGATTTTCCTAATGATATATATTATGGTTCTACAATTCAATCATTATGCAGTAGATTAGCACAACATAAAAGAGATATTAAACAAAAAAAAAATCCTACTACCTCTAAAAAACTTTTTGAAAAAGGTAAAGTTATTATTGTTCTAGTTGAAAATTTTCCTTGTAAAGAAAAAAAAGAATTACATAAAAGAGAAAGGTTTTATATTGAAAATAATACTTGTTTAAATAAATATATACCTTGTAGAACACAAGCAGAACATTATCTAGATAATAAAGATAAATATAAGGGATATTATCAAAAATTTAAAACTAATCCTGAAAAAGTTAAAAGGAAAAATGAAAAAATGAGAGAAAGATATCACGAAAAAAAAGAACAAATTAAAGCATATAATCAAATTAGAACTACTTGTGTATGTGGTTGTATTTTAACTAAAGTAAAATTACCAAGACATTTGAAAACTAAAAAACATAAATTATTAATGGAAAAAAAAGAATAATTACTTACCTATTGTTTTCATTGCTATTTTATGACTTTGCTCCACACACCAGCCAAGTTTCATAAGTCTAATCATTTCTTTATTATGTTCTTTTGAATGTTTTTTTGAATGTTCTTTCATAAATTCTTTTTGGAGTTTTGTAAGTGTTTTTGATGGTTTATTTAATGGTTTAGGCATCTTAATATTTTTAACTTCTTTTTTTGCTTTTTCTTTTGTTTTTTCTTTATTGCTTTTAGGCATTTTAGAATGGTAAGGCATATTTAATATATACTAGATTAATATTTTAAAAAATATTAAAAATAATTTCTATGAAATGATGGAACATAAGATTTATAAGTTGGTTTTAATGGTAATTGTGGGATTGGTGGTTCTGGTTCTGGTTGTTCTTGTGTTTCTTCTCTTTCAATTGGTTTATTAGCAATAGACCTTTCAACAATTGATTGCTTTTTATCTTTTTTCTTTTTAATAACTTTTTTAATTATTACTTCTTCTTCTTCACTGCTTTCACTTTCGCTTACTTCCTCTATTACTTCAACGATTTTTTTTGGTTTGATTTGTTTTTTTTCCTTTCTTTTATTGTTCTTTTTGGGTGGTGTGGGTTCTTCATCACTTTCATCATTTTCATTATTATTACCTAGTAATTTTGCTTTTAATTCTGCTATTTGTGCTTCTAAATCGGCACTGGTTGTTTTTCTTTTATTCATTGCTTGTAATTGTTTTAATTCTTTTTCTTTTTGTAATGTTTCTTTTTCCATTCTCTTTGCTAGGGCGTTTTCTTTTCTTTTTTGAGCACTTTTTTCTCTTCCTCTCTTAAGTTGTTCCCTTAATTGTTCTTTTCTTTCTTCACTTAAAGGTGCTCGTGGTTTTCTTGTTTTTTTCTTAACTTCTTTTGGTGGTTCTTCCGCCTCTTCTACCTCTTCTACCTCTTCATGTTCATCATCTACAAAAATTTCAGATTTATTCTTTTTAGGCATAATAAAAAGTTTTTATAAATATTATACAAATTATAATATCTAGTAATAAAAAAATTTGAAAAAATATACAAATAATTGTAATAAAAATTAGTTATTTAATTCTTCTATATATTTTAGATGTTTTTTTGATTTTTTGTGTTTGTTATTAGATTTTTGAATTATAGCACCACATTCACAAGTTATTTTTTCTTTGTTTTTTTCATAATATTCTTTTTTACATTTTTTTATTGTTTCTTTATTTTTTTCTGAATATTCTTTAACTATTTTTAATATTTTTTCTTTGTTTTTTTCGTAGTATTTTTTTCTTTGTTCTTTTTTTTGTTCTTTATTTTTTTCGTAGTATTCTTTAGCTGTTCTTCCTGGTAATATTTTATTTACTATATTCAAGCGTTCGTCTCTATACTTTTCTATATATTCTCTTTCTTTTTTAAATAATTCTTCTTTACTTTTACATTCTACTTTTTCAACTAGAACAATAATACATTCTTTTATATCAACATCTAAATTTTTACTCATACACTTATGATGTTTTTCTCTATGTTGCGACATTCTTTTATATAAAGGTTGAATTGTTGAACCTATATAAAATTTATCATTTTCATTATTTATTATTTTGTATATCTTTCCTTTAGAATAATCTGGCATCGTTTATTATCTTTTTTTATCGCTTTCTATAATTATTTATATCTAGTAATTATTTAAGTTGTTTTAATTTATTTAATCTATTAAAACTCTTTCTGTTGTTTCATATATTGGTTCTCTTACTTTAGTACATTTATAATGACGATATTTTTCTGGTGTTGTTTTTTCTGGATTTATAATTAAAAATAAAGATGATTTAGGGATACCATAAGTATTTTTTATACAATCTGCTGTTTTATGGTATGTTGTATTGGTTGTACCATTACATGTAAATTCCAATTTGTATTTATAATATTGTTTTACCATTTTAGATGATTTATAATATTAATGACTAAAATAATTTTAAATTAAATAACTAGATAAAAAATTAAATGTCTAAAAAAAAATTAGACAATGATAGACGATGATAGATATTTATTAACATTCTAAACATTCACCATAAATACCATCACTCCAATATGATTGTTTTGTTCCTAAACACACATCACATTTTTTATCTTTTTTTTTTTTACCATAAATTATTTCTAATAATTCTTTTCTTTTCAAAATTATTAATTCTTTTTTTTTTTTTAATTCATCTATCATTTCATCAATATCTAAAATTTCATCATATAAATCATTAGTTTCTTTTAATCTTTTATTTTTTTCTTTTTTATTCATTTTTTTAATTATATATCTAGTTATTATTTTAAATTAATTTTCCAAAATAATTGTTTGAATTGCTGGTTCGTTAATTCTATAAATAGAAATATGTTCGTATTTATTTGTTGGTTTTCCATTCATAATATAATAAATACTATTTCTTGGAATGCAAAATTTTTGTGTTATTTCTTTGGTTGTTTTAAATCTATATGAACTGGTAAATTTTTCACCATCATCCTCTGTTAGTGTTTCAACTACTCTAAATTTAAAAGTCTTTTTATTGGTATTTATAGGCATTTTTTATGGTTAAATATATATAATATAACTAGATATTTTTTTAAATTAATTAAACAAATTAAAATGTATAATACTTTTTTTACATTTTTTTTGTGATTTGGACACTTTGGACACCTTTGTTTTTAACTTTTTTTTTTACGGTGTCTTTATGTTTATTGGTCTTTTCCTTTTAAATCATAATAAGTGAGGTAAATTGGACACTTTCAAACGGCCTTTTTTCAAAACTTTTCAAAAAAATAAATTTACCTTAGAAAAACTTTTTTTTTTCTGTCCCTAAAAGGTGTCCTAATATTAAAAATACACTCATATTATATATATTTTACCATTCGGACACCTTTTAAAAAAAATCAAAAAAATCGAAAAAAAAAATTGAAAGTGTCCAATTTAAACAATTTAAATTAATTCGTTTAAAAAATAATTTAAAAAAATATTATCTAATTATATTATAAACAAAATAATTTTAAAATGTCTTCAGTCCTTAATTTTTGCATTGATGAAAAAATTCCTTTCGTATGTATGACATTTAAATTAGGTAAAAATGAAAAAGGAGAGATAGTAAAGGAAGTAGAAGGTGTTCCAAAAGGTTGGATGGAATGGGATTTTGAGAAGTGTATGAAATATAATAATAAAATATCATATAATAGTAATTGTTTGAATATTAATTTAACTAATTCTAAATATATGATTGTTGATATTGATAATAAAGAGTTAAAAAATGATTATTTAAAAAAATATGGTAAAGAATATCAAACTAAATCTACTAGAAAAGGATTACCTCATTTATGGAGATTAAAACATAAAGATGATAAAAACAAAAATAAAACTAATTATGAACCAGGATTAGATTTAATTTATAGCAATATTTTTGAATTTCCAAATACTGAAATGAAATATACAAATAAACCAATGAAAACATTTGATAATTATCCAAAAATAAAAGAATCAATTAAAAAAGATAAAAAAGAAAATATTCAAATAATTCAAAATATTCCAGTTAATAAAAATCAAGTTAATAAAACTCCAGTTAATAATTTTTATAATAAAAAAATAGAAGCAGTTTTGAATTTAATACCTAATAATACAGGTAAAATAGATTATGATACTTGGCTAAAAATAGTATGTTCTTTAAAAAATGATAATATAAATAATTATGATATTGCTTTAAAATGGTGTGAGAAAAGTGAAAGACATACTTTAGAACATTTTAATCATGTATGGAATTATAAATCTAGTAATAATAAAAATAGTATTTCAAGTTTATATTATTATTTAAAAGAATATAATCCAAAAGGATTTTATTCAATTATTGAAAATTTAAATAATGATGATGATAATTTATCAAAAATATTTTTAAAATTAGAAGCAGAGAATGTTGTTTATAGTAATGAAGATATATTTATTTATGATGGTTCTAAATGGATTAAAGATGATAATAAATATTTAATTCTTAAAAAACTTATTAGGAAAAAATTAAGAGATTTTTGTATTGAAAAACAACAATTAATTAATAAACAAATAAGGGAAAATGATGATAATGAAGAATTTATAGGTACATTAACAATTAAAAAAACAAAATTAATTTCAATTGAAAAAAAAATTACTAAAAAAAGCGGTATTGATAATATTTGTTCTTTCGTTATACAGGATTTAGCATATATTAAAACTAATATTATATTTGATTTAGGAAAAGAACAATTATATAATATACATTTTGCTAATGGTTGTTATGAACTAAATAATAAAAAATTTAGACCTAGAAAAAAAACAGATTATATAACAATTCATTTAGATTGGAATTATAAAGAAAAAATTGATGAAAAAATAATTAGAGAAGTTGATAATTTTTATTCTAAATTACAACCTAATAAAAAACAAAAAGAATTTAGTTTAGGATGGTTAGCATATAATTTAAATGGTGATACAAATAAACAAAAATTTAAAATGAATATTGGATATAGTGCTAGTAATGGTAAATCAACAGAATTTAAAATTCATGATATGATATTTAATATTTATAGTCAAAAATTAGATAGTAAAACATTTAATTTAAATAATGATAAAAGACATAAACAATTAATACATTTAATTAAAAAACCTGTTCGTTTTGCTTATTGTGAAGAATTAAAAACTGATAAATTAGATGTTGATTTTATAAAAGATTTTGTTGATGGTTCTAATATTAATGTTGAGATAATGTATGGAACAAGTGAGAGTAAAAATATTCAAGCAAAATTAACAACTTGTAGCAATAAGGATTTTAATATAGATATTGATAAAGGTATATTAAGAAGAGGTTTAGTACAATATTACGAGAGTAAATTTATTAATAAAGACGATATTAAAAAGGGTGATAATAAAAAACATATATATGAAAAACAAGAAGGAATAGAAAATAAATTTAATAATGAGGATTATAAGAATGCTTATTTTCAATTATTAATAAAACATTATAATGATGATTTTAAACCACCAAAAGAAAACGAAAAATTATTTCAAGATATTGCTGAAGAATATGATGAGATACAACAAATATTATCTAGTAATTTTAGAACTAATGAATTTTATTATTCTTCTATAATTCATAAAGATGAAATGAAAAGAATATTTCAAGAAAAATTACAAAAACCAAATTTATCTTGGAGATTATTATTAACTGAATTAAAATCAAAAGGAATTACTTATGATAAAAATTATAAAACTAAAGGTAAAAGAGGATATTTTAGAGGTATTAGTTATTTAGAAGATGATGATGAAATATCAGATAATGAGGATGAATTAGAAAATATTGAAAATTTATAATTTTTTAATTACTAGATAAATTTTTTTAATATTTTTAAATTTTAGAAAAGAAAAATAAAAATGGATTTAGATAAATCAATAAATAATTTACTTAATAAATTAAAGTTTTTTGATGATAAGAATGTTTTAAAAGATGTTAAAAAATTTCTATTTACAGTAGAGCACAATACTAAATCGGTCATTTAAAAGGTTTTCATCCATCTCATTATTTGAATGACGAATATTAACACTATCAAATATTAATAATGATTTATTATTAATCATAGGAATACCTATATTATAATCTACGAATGATATTACATGTTGTTTTAAATCTTTGTTATTTGATAAACATATTAAAGATGAATAAAGAAATTTATTTTTAACATCTTTATGAACGGCAGACCGCACACGATGATTGATAATCATTTGATTATAAAAACAATCAAATAAACCTTTATCATATTCTTTAGGTAATTGAAAACTACTTTTTAATTGTTTATGAATTTTTTTAATAATATACTTTAAATGTTTTTCATATTGTTTTTCATTTTTGATATATAAGGGTTTATCTTTAGTTATAATTGAACTCCTTATAGGATTACAAAACTCATAATTAATATCTTTATTTTTAATTGTTCTGCTTCCACTTTCATTAAATTCCTTTACATTTTCCATATATTTTTTATAACAAGGTTGTAATTTATCAATATCAATAACTCCAGATATATCCCCCCTATTTTGAGAAATAGTAATTTGTTTTTTTAAGAATTTGAAAAAATTTTCATCTAGTATAATTTTTTTATCAGTTAAAAAATCATTAATATAAATACCAACTGGTATATTATCTATTTCAAATATATAATTTTTAGATGAATCTAATATATTATTAGTATTATAATATGTAGCATTTTTAATATTATTTTCTTTATATTCTAATTCAATAAAATGAAATAACATAATTAAAAAATTACTAGATATTATTTTTCAATATGTTCCTTAATTCGTTGTAGTCCTAAATCATAATTAGTTTTATCCATTTCAACACCTATAAATTTTCTTTTAGTATTATAACAAGCAATACCACACGATAAAGAACCAGCACAGAAATCCATTACAGTGTCTCCTTCATTTGAATATGTTTTTATTAAATATTCTAATAGTCCAATAGGTTTTTCAGTTCTATGTATTGTTTTATGAGGATTATTATATTTTAAAATAGTGTTTTCTATTATTGATGTTGGATGTCTATCATTTGATATTCTTGTTGGACAGCCTTTTTGAGTTCCATATTGTGTTTTTCCTTGTGGTTTATGAATTAATTTCAGGGGTTTCCCTTGTAATTTTTGAGGGTTATATGTTGTTTTATCTTCTAGTTTAACCATATCTTTATATTTTAAAAATCCTTCCATTTTATCAATTTTATATAATTCAATTAATTTATTATAATTCTTTTCTATTGGTAATCCAAATTGACTAGATGAAATTCTTAAAAAATGGTCTAAACCTTGTCCACATTCTTTAATTATTTCGGTTTTAGTTTTATTAATATATTCTTTAACTTTTTCAGCATATTTTCTCAATTCTATATTTCTTTTTATTTCAATATCATCATTATTATCATTATTGAAAACATAAATATTTTCGTGATTTCTTAATTGTCTTTTATTAGCAGATAAAAATCCCACCTTTCGTGATTTCTGCCATACTAAATCATATTTAAACCATTTCTCATTACTTTTAATTAATGTATATCCAAATTTAGTAGTACAGAAAAAACATATAATCGCGCTAGGTTTCATTATTCTTTTTATTTCAATCCACATTTTATTTAAATCAATACATGTATCCCAAGCACAGGCGGTTTGTCCATATGGTAAATCTAAAACAAATAAATCAATACTTTTATCTTTTATTTTAGGAAATACATCAAAACAATCATTATTATATAATTTAATTCCTTTTTTATTAAAATCAATTTTAACCATCTTATAAATTATATCTAGTTAAAAAATTTGAAAAAAAAACTTAATTAAATAGGAATTATATCCCACATTTTCCATAATATCCATTTAATAGTATTATACATTTCTAACATAGCATGTTCTTTTGAAAATATATCATCAATATAATTAATATAATTTTCATTTTTTTCAAATAGAGAGTTTTTTATTTTATCCATTTTTAATAATATATAATCTTATTTTATAATATTACTTTAAACTTATTTTATTATGGATGGATTATCATATTTAAATACTGCCAGTACACTTGCTGGAGAAACTAGACAACGAATTGAAGACCCAACACTAGATGACCAAGTTCAAGACGGAAAAAGATATTTAAAAAATAGTTTAGAAGGTTTAGGCAATACTTTCACTGGACATGCTATTATTAAAGGATTTGAAAAAAGCGCTAAAAGTAAAAAAGCATTAAAAGCACTCAATATTTCAGATGAAGATTTAAAAGCAATACAATCACAAATTGAAGGGGGAGATTATCAAGGAGCAGTAGGAAAAATATTTAAAGGTGCTATTAAAAAAACATCAAATGAATTAACAAAAAAAATTAATAATGTTGTTCAAAATGATTTACCAAAATCAAAAGCAGATTTAAAAAGAATAGCAACAAAAGCGAGAAGAAGACTATCAGTAAGTCAAAGACAACAAGCAGAAAGTGGGCCAGCGGATGAAGATGAGGGAATAGCATCAATTAAGGATGCTATGAATAGAATTACAAATAGAATATCAACACTTAAACCACCACAATTAGCAGAAGAAATAAATCCTTTAGATAGTGCTCTTGATAATTTACCAAGTGTAACACAATTAAAACAAGGTTTAACTGTTAATGATGTTTTAAAATTAAGATATAGAGGAACAATACAACAACAAGACCAATTATTAGGAAATTTAAAAACACAAGGTGGAAAATCATTTAATCAAGAAACCAGTATTGAAGATAGACCACGAGGTGCTTATGGTAGTGCTGGTAAAAAACCTTTACAACAACCACAAAATCCAAATAACACAACACAAAGCGGAGATAAACAAGTTGAAGAAAATTCAGCAAAAAACGCGGAAAATGATGTTTTGGGAGATAGTAAAGCAGTAGTAGAACAACAAGCAGAAAAGAAAGGATTAAAAAAAGGATTACAAGTAGCAACAGAAGAAAGCGTTGAAGGTGATGAAAATCCTTTAGGATTGATTATTACAGCTGGATTAGGATTAGCATCTTTATTTGCTGGTTTAGGAACAAAAGACCATCAAAAAAAATGGATAAGACCACCAGTTCCAATAAATACTTTAAATTATTCGGTTGCATCTGGTGTATTTTAATTTTAAATAAATTATTTTTTTTTTAGTTAATAATTTTTAAATTTTTTATCTAGTAATATTATAAAAAAATAATTAATTAAATATGGCAAATACTGTTATTAAATATACATCAGAACAAGGAAGTTTTTCAGCAACTAAAAATATTGTTGATATTAATATACCATCTAATAGTGGTGTTTATGATTTATCTAAATCATACCTTAATTTTAATATAACTCCAGATGCTGTTGGAAGTGATGCGGAGGCAGTTTATGCTGTTGGTGTTGGATTTAATGAGAGTAATCGTAACGGTGGAGTTAATGAATTTTTAAAACCACCAACAAATGCTGTTATTGTTAAACATTGTGATATTTCATGTCAATCAAAAGGAAGAATTGAAGCAATAAGAAATGTTGCTTGTTTACGAAGTAATTTAGCAGTTTATGAAAAAGATAAATCTCATTTTAAACACGATTTAGGAGATTTTAAGTCAGCAATTACAGAACAGAATTTTTCAAAACATGGAGTTAATGAATTATATAATGAAGGTACTGTTTTATCAAGAAAAAGAGACGCAGAATTAAGAGTTAATTTAAAAGACCTTTTCGGTTTTGGTGTTGTTGAAGAATATGATACTCAAAAATACGGAAATACTAGATTACATTTAGAATGTAATTTTGATAAACTTTATGTGGATTTATCAATTAATAATACTCGTCCTTGGAATAAAACTAATGAACAAGGAAATACAGATTTATTAGGAGAGTTTGCTAATAATGCTACTGCTGTTGGAGCAGTTGATAACGATACTGTTGTTACTAAATTAGCATATGAAGATTTATCAGATAGTCCATTTCATACTAATCAATTATTAACATTTACTTTCTCAGATACTGCCGCAGGAGGAGGACAAACAGCAGACTGCCGTATTACTGATATAACAAGAAATGTCGATAATAAATTAGTTATTGTTGTTACACCAAAAATAAAAACTATTGCTAATGGTGATACTATGACGGGAATTAGTGCCGTTCAAAAAGCACCAGCATCAACATCATTAACTATTAATAGCATTGAATTAGTTGCTTATAAAAGAACTGATGTTTCAAGTGGACCAAATGAAATTCAATTTATGGCATATGATAGTCAATTTGATAATTTCCCAGAAAGTCAAACTCTTAATAAACAATACTTTTTACCACCTAATACTCTTAATGCTGTTGTTATGTTTCCAAATCCTATTTATAGTATGGAACCTGTAACATCTTATAGATTTTCAGTTAACGGAGAACCATCAACTAATAGAGATATTGAAGTTAAAAGTGGTTTACATTATGACCAATTAGCAAAAACATTTATTAATATGGGTTCTATGGTTAAAAATTATTCTGAAAAATATGAAAATACAAATTTAGAACCAAGTGATAATGCAACTCAAAAAGATATGCGTATATTAGCACTACCAATTAAAGCAAGTGGAAATATGACACAACTAGGATTAGAACTTAATGCTAGTGGTAATATGTCCGGTAATGTTGTTATATACTCACAAGTAATGAAACGCGTATAATTATTTTTATACAAATTAATAATTTTTTTTTTATTTTAAATTTTTTTATGTTTAATAATAATATAATAAATCTAGTTATATTATATAATTAAAATGTCTAATATTCGTTATCATACCGTTCAACCAGAAAATAATAAATCTCAATATAATGAATTTGATACTGTTAGTTGGTTATTAGTATCAGATGGAAGAAAACTAATGAAAAATTCAATTAGAATAGAAGCAGATTTAGAAGTCTTTTCAACTGGAACAACTAGAAAAGCAAACACAGCAGATGTTAAAGTTAATAATTTAATTGGTGCTCATGCTTTTTTTGAAAGTTGGAGTTGTGAAACAGAAAGCGCCGGAACTTTACAAAATTTAGCATCATATCCAAGATATGTCAATATGGTTGCTAGTTCAACACTTGATAGTGATGATTTAAATGACTGTCATCATTTAGCGGAATTAAGAAATCCATCAGAAAGGGGTGCAGGTGCTATGGTTGAAGAATTAGTTTCTTATAATGATAACGCGACACATACCGTTTTAAAAGATGATGCTAATTTTTCAATTCGTCCATCTATTTGTTTTAATAGATGTACCGCGGATTATTCATTTTCAAAAAATGGATATATTAGAGTATCATGTAATTTAGCAAGAAATAACCACGCTTTATATGGTAAAGATGCCGCCGCAGATGTATCTTATAGACTTAAAAATTTAGTATTAAAATATGTTAGTGTTCCAGATGATGGACAACAACAAAAAATGCTTATGAGGTCTTATGTATCCGTTAGAAGTGCTATTCAATCTACTGATAGTCATATTCAAGCACGAGTTCCATCAAAAGCATGTAATGCTGTTTCAATTTCATTTTTAAAACAATCTAATGAAAGTAATAATAACAGTGTTGATACTTATAGACTTGAAAATTTTGAACAACTAGAAGAAATTAATTATATGTTTAATAATTCAAGTTCTGAAAGTGTAACATATCCTATAACAAATTATGCTGATGCTATTAAAAAAGGTCTTGAAAGTATTGAAGATAGCGGACATAATCAATGTAATGGAAATAAACTTGCTGGTAATAAAGGAACTATTTTTGGATTATCATTTGAAGAAATGCTTGATTTAAGTAATCAAAGATATTCTATTCAATTAAAAACTGCTAATGCTGGTATATCAACCGCCCCTAAATCTGTATTTATGTTTTTCCACGAATTATTAAGTCTTTAATAATTTTATAATTTTTATTTTATTAATAATTTTATAAATTTTTAATCTAGTATAAAAAAATAAATTTAGTTAATAACTAAAAAATAAAATGAAAAGTAATAATATAATAAAAAATTAATAATAAATTAAAATATGGCGTTATATTCTGGTTCATTGAAAACAGCAATTATAGATGATTTATCATTTAATCAAAATAAAGTAGAATTTAGATTTGATAGGGATACAATGTATTATTCAAATTTAAGATTGATTGATTTAGGGGTAAAAGGTACAGCAACAAAATATAATGGTTTATCTGGTTGTTTTGGTTGTATTAAACATATTGCTCTTTTAGATGGAAGACAAAAACTTGACGAATTACGATTTGCTAATAGATATTTATCTTGGAATAATTTACTTGCTACTAATGCTCACAATAGAGATGCGGAAGGACGATTAACAAAAAATGAAATTGGTTATTCAGTTAATGAGGTACAATTAATTGTTCCTGGATGTGCTCCTAATCCAGACCAACAAACAGAAAATAACACTATAGATGCTCAGGGATTAAAACCCTCTTTAGGCAGTTTAGACCTTAGAAAATGTTTACCTATCCTTAATAAAATGAATACATTAGATACTGCTTTATTTGAAAATTTAAGAGTTCAAATTGAATTTGAGGCAGATGCTAGAAATATTATTATTAGTCAAGCAGCGGGGGATAGTCAAAAAATAAATTGTGTTCTTTTAGCAGATGAAATAACAGATGAAAAATTAGCAGATGCTAATAGACGAGCAATGGGTGCTGTTGTTTGGTCTGCTATAGACCATGATGTTTTTCAAGTCCCAGATAATAAAACTGCATCAAATGCTTTAGCAGATGGTGGTTCAGTGGTTCAAGAAGTTAATCATAAAGTAAGAGGATTTGATAATAAAATTGTTGATAGAATTGTTATGATGAAAGCATTTAGTGATAAAACAAAACATATTGATGCTAATAATGTTGTTGGTTATGGTGATATGGGTTCTATGGTTCAATTTCGAGAAAGACTTAATATAACTAAAAATGGTGCTAGAGTATTTAATGAAAATGGTATTTCAAAAAATGCTATTGATGCTCTTTTATCAGATACATTTGGAGAAATTAATATTGCTCCTTTTCAATCAAAAACCGCTCAAGGATTAGATGATAAACATAATAACGCCGTTCATAAAGCAGGAATATTATCACTTAATGCTAATAATCAAAATGACACAGTGGGACAATTACACTATATGGGATGTACTCTTTCAGATAGAATTAACGATTTAGAAATTAATTATCAAAGGACAAATGTTAAAGATACATCAACAGTTCAAAAATATAATGAGGGTTTAAACGTACATATTTACGCGGAATGTTCTAAATCCCTTATACCAGTTAAAGGCGGTTCATATATTGTAAGATATAATTAAATCTATTTTTGAAATTTTTAATCTAGTAATTTAATACTAGATTATTTTAATATATTTTCTTAGTTTTTTTTATTAAATAATTATATAAAGTAATAATAAATATTCAATAATGAGTAATCCAATTCAAGAAGAAATAATAATTGAATTACGACAACAAAATAATAATACAATTAAAAAATTTGATGATAATGGGGATGAAATAGCAGGAGATTATAAATGTCATTTGGATGAACCATTATATATTAATGAAGGTGATGAAGTATCAATTAAAAATGTTTTTGTTGATAGTGTTGATACAAATAGTGATAAAATTATTATTGGTGCTGATGAAAGCACAATTACAGTTGAAAGTGGGATTTATATGTTAGACTGGGGTGTTGCTAATACTAATTTAACTTATTCAGACCAAAAAGTAAAAGAAATTGGGCCACAAGTTCCAGACGGTAAACCATATTATTTAACAGAACCAAAATTAAAAGATAATACTATGGAAGAAATATTTGCTTTTTCATGTTTCACTGCTGATAATCCAGCACAATGGAACAAAGAACCAAATGCTTATTTTAGTTTTGTTTATGAAAATGTTCACGGTAAAGAAGGATTATTATCATTTTCTGTTGATAAAACATTAATTAAATTTAATTCTAATCAAACTGAATTTCAAATAAGACAAAAAGACCATCCATCTGTTCCAATGCCTTTTTTCATTAAAAAAGGAAGTTTAAAAGGAACAAGCGATAAAAATGAAATTACTAAAATGCAAAATACTGGTGTTGCTATATCTTTTCCTTATGGTATTGCTGGTGTTCCAGTTCAAATTGATGATAGTACAACAGCCTCAGCTGACGGTGGAAGTGCTTTTCCATTTTATAAATTTACATCAACTTTTACAATAAAACAAGGTTCATATACTCCAAGTGATTTAGCAGATACAATCTCAAAAGAATTATCTAAAATAACTGCTGGCGATACAAATTATATTACTAATCAATATGTTGATAGTAATTTTTTATTTACTAGTAATGAATTAAAAGATAGAGCAGATATAGGAAATGGTACACATGTTAAATTTGTAAGGGCAGATGTTCAAAATGCTTTATCATTTGATACTGGTGAAAATTTTTGGGTAGGAAGTTCAGAAATGGGTTTAGTTTATAATGAAGATACAAGTAAATTTGCTTGGGATAGAATTCATTCATCTTTATATTCTAATGCTGGTATTAGTGTTGTTAAAACAATTGATAATGGTACTAATAAATTTGTTGCTAATAAAACTGGTGGTGTATTTTTCCACGATTTAAAACCTCGTAGTTTATGGCAAAAAAAATTGGGTTTTTCTTTTGATTTAACTGATGATTTTTGTTGTGTAGTAGGTGATGGAAAATCAACAACAAAAACAATCGGAACTTTAAATAATAGTGTTTTTTATGAATTAGATTTAAGAGATGGTAAAACAACAACATGTGATGAAGTTGTTTTAGATAGTTTTATTATTAAAAATAATGATAGTGCGAATAATCAAACTTTCGACCAACCTTTAGCATCTTTTGCTAATTTAGAAAGTGGAGGAAGTATATCACAACAAATAGTAGCAAAAGATGCTTTTCAAAAAACTGAAGATACTGCTAATGTACCTTATTATCAAATAGAAGTCGATTTAGGTGTTCAAAATAAAAAATATGGTGCTAATAATTTTAATAGTAAAATATCATCTATTATATCAAGATTTTATGATAGTGATAGTTATTCATCCTCAATGGATAGTTCTGGTTCTTTTACTTACATACATAAAGGACAACCAGTAAATATTAATGAAATTGGTATTCGTGTATTAGACCCACAAGGAAATTTAGCAGACACAATAGGCACAGATAATTCTGTTTTTGTATCTGTTATTAAACCAAAATAATTTTTATATATTTTATATTTTTTTTATCTAGTAATATTTTAATAATAATAATAATTATGAAAGTAAAAATAGGTAAATATGAATATGAAAAATCAACTAGAAAAGATAAAAAATTAATGGTTAAAGTAAATAATAAAACTATACATTTTGGAAGTTCTAAAATGGAACATTTTAAAGATAAAACTGGTATATGGAAAGATAAAAATCATTTAGATGATAAAAGAAGAAAAAATTATTTGAATAGGTCAAAAGGTATTAAAAATAAAAAAGGGGAATTAACATATAATAATCCTGAAAGTCCAAATTATCATTCTAGAAAAATTTTATGGTAATTATTCAAAAATATTAATATTTAAATTATTATGTTTTAATTTATTTTTTGATTCTATTATTTGTTTTAAAACCATGTTATGGTGTTTTTTACAATGTTTATGTTTTCCATATTTAAAATGATGGTAATTTGTATTAGAACCACATAAACACATAAATCGTGTATTATTTCTTTGTTTTATTTTAAATTTATTTTTAGCATACCATTCATTACTAATATCTGCTAATTTTCGCCTGTTCTTTTCTCTCCATTTTAAATTATTTGCTTTTACTTTTTCTTTATGTTTTAATTGATATTTTTTAATATATTGTTTTATTTTTTCTGGAAATTGTTTATGATATTGTTTTGTTGTTCTAGTTGGTATATTCATATTTAAATTTGGTTTATGTAAATCAATCATCGCTTTCTCTATCAATCTATAATCCCTTTGAATATTCCAATTAGGAACAACAGATAATATTTGAATTTTCCAATTATTCCATCCGCCATTATTTCTAATTGATTGATATACTTTTCTATTAGAATGATTACATGAATGTTTATGTTGTTCCATTCTTAATTTATATTTGGTTGTTGCTCCAACATAACTATCATTAATATTTGTATCATTACAAATTATTTTATAAATAATTGCTGGTGGTTTATTAGTATTTGAAATAGTTAAATTTAAATTATTAGGAATAATAAAATTACTAGACATTATTTTTTAAAACTGTATTATATATTTATAATATATTGAAAGCAAAAAATAAAACATTTTAAACGCAATAAATAATTAATTATAATTTACTTAATTTATTTTTTAATTCATCAAGCATTTCATCATTTACTTGTTTATATGATGTATCATCTAATACTTCTATTTTTTGTTTTTTATAATCTCTATCATTTGAATTATCTGTTTCTATTTCTAATCCTTTTTTATTAATTTTATTTACTTTAAAAGATTGTTGTTTTTGATTTCTTATTAAGCATTGTTCTAAAACTTTATAAACATCATCACCATATAAATTTAAAAGGTGTTTTACTTTACGACACTTAGGGCATAGATTACTTATAATAACTGTTTCTTTTTCACAAAGACGACAAGACCACATGATAATTATATACTAGAACAATATTTTAAATCTAACCATATAATATAAAATCAATAATGATAATAGCAAGTCAAAAAAAAATAGTAAAGGATTTAATTCCTAATGAACCTAAAAAGAAAAAGAAAACACAAAAAGAATTATTTGAAATAAAAGAAAAGAAAGATAAAAAAAAAGCATTAACATATAAACAAAAATTTAATAAGAAACATAAACAACCATTAAATAAAAGTAATAGTTTAAAAGAAATAAGTGAATTAAGTGGATATGAATTAAAAGGATTAAAAGGAATATATAATAAAGGAATAGGAGCATATAAAACAAATCCACAATCAGTAAGACCTCAAGTGAAATCAGCTGAGGCTTGGGCATATTCTAGAGTGTATGCATCTGTATCAAAAGGAAGTAAGTCTGCTAAGATAGATAAGGATTTATTAATTAAAAAATAATTATTGTAAATATTTTAAAAATTTTACAAAATGAAATTCTAATTACTAGATTATTTTTTAGATGTTATTTAAAATTTTTGTATTACTGTAAATTTTTCATTATTTTTCAAGATTTTTGATTATTTTTGATATTTTTCAATGATTTAGACGATTTTTATTAGTATTATCTAAGAAAAAGACCATAAATATATAATAAAATTATAATTTTATGTCCTTAAATGGTTTAATTAATAGACAATTAATAAAAAAACCGTCTAAATATGGAAAAATAACGATATTTTTACAATATTATGTAAAAAAAACGATATTTTTCAATATCATCTAAAAAATAATCTAGTAATTATAATTTTATATTGTAAAAAAATCAAAAAAAATCAATTCATAATTGTTTTTAATAATACAGTTATTATATTTAATCCGTTTGTATCTATTGGTTGTAAGTCTTGAGTTAATATGCGTGCTCTTATATTTCTAATAGCAAATTTCCTTTCTTTATTTTTTAATGATATAAAAGTTGGTGTATTGGGTTCATATCTTAACATTCCAGAAACAGTATTCAATACATCTTCTTTTGTCGGTACTACACTTAATATATTTCTTCTTCCATTACTAAAACTATCAAAACTATCTAATTGAATATCTAGTAATTCAATAACATATGAATTAGAATGAGATATATGTTTAAATATTGTTTCTGCTATTACTTTGAATTGATCTAATAAATTATTCTCACTAGATTGATAAATTAATTCTTCAAATCCAAGGAAATTAGCAAAATCAAATGTGTTTAAATCTAAATAATAATGTGTTTCTATTGTTGGATCTGTTCCAGAATTATGAGGTGTTGTTAATCCAGATGGATTTTTAAATATAACACCTTGGAAATTTTCTGATAATTTTTGATATGGATCAATGTTATATCTTACATCATTTAATTTATTATTTGCTTCTAAACCAGCAATAAAATAAACAACATAATAAGTTTTATCAAATGTTATTTCTTCACCAGCATTTAAAGATACAACAGTTGAATTATTTCTATGAATTAAAAAAAACATTTTATTACCTACTAATTCAATTTGCATTACATCATTACGATTATCTCCAGTCCCTAATAATAATGGTGTTGTTCCTCCATGTATTGTTTCAGTTGATACACCCTCAACTAATATGCGTGTTCTATAACCATCCGCTATTTCATTACCAGTATATAAAGCAAAATCTAAATCATCTAAATCTATTGTTCCATCTTTTAATTTATCATCTCTTGTTGTTAATCCTAGACCCATAAAATTAGGTGATGCCCCTCCATCTCCTTTATCATTAAAATCATATATTTGAGTTCTAGCACATCCACATCCTTTTATAAATCTTAACTTTGAATAAGAATAATTTTGATTTATATTGTTTGATAAAATAGCATCAGTTTTTGAAAAATAATCATTATCAAATACCATATTTTTATATGTGTTTTCTGTTGTTAAACTTAATTGTATCATGTGTTGTGCTTTTATTCTAAATCTTATTTTACCTTCATTATTTAAATCCCATAATGCTTGACGTCCTCTTATAAATGTTTCAAAACTACCTACAACTCCTACACCTTGAGCATCTTGTTCAATATAATCTGTTATTACTTTATTAGTTTCATCATTTAATTCATATAATAAATCTTCTACATCCATTTTAGTATATTCAAAAGATGGAATAGATAATTCAAATTCATATGCTTCGCCGTCTGGATCTGTCGGTTCTTCTATTTCAATAAAAAAACGACCTATATCACCACTTGTTACATTTAGTGCTTTATTAAATATTTTAAAATTAGTTGAATGTAAAGCAATTTCTGATTTTTCCGTTACTTCTATTTCTTCGTTAAAATTACATTCAAATAATCCGCTTTCATCTGTTGAATGTAATCTTATAAGGGTTTTTACTTCTGTCATATTATAAGTTTTTTTACTAGATATAAAATAATAGTATATTTAAAAAATTATTAAAAAACTTAAAAATGGTTCTAGTTATTATTTTTGGATTTTTAATTTATATTCCTATAGGTTATTTAATTTATAAGGTTTCTAATTTTTAATTGCTACATAAGATAATGTTACATCTCTACTTGAACCATTACCATTAGTAAATTTAACTTTAAAATGAGGACTTTTAATTTGAATTACATTAATACCTGTAAGACCTGCACTAGGGTCTCCACTTTCATTAAAAGTCATACCCATAGCATTAAAAAAATTACTATTATCAATACTTTCAAATATTTCATAACTTACATCACTACCTGAAAAATTATGTTCTACGATAAATTCTATATTATTAGCATCATTTGCTATTGATGATGTTGTATGTGTTCCACTTCCTGTAACTGTTTGTCCTGAAATAATAGAGGTTTCACTTGTATAACTTTTTTTAGTTCCTACACTTAATATATCGTTATTAATACAGTCTTCAACTGATTGAGTATTAGTTTTAATATGAGATGTATCAGCATCTATTGTTGTTAAAAGGGCTTCTAATTGAGTATTTTTAGCAAGAATAGAATCTAAAACAGCATTATCTGTTGCTGATAAATTCGCTGTTACTGTTCCTGATACTGCTATAGATGAATTTTGAATTGTTGCTTGTGTTGCGAATGTTCCACCATTAGTTACATTATGTGAACCTACAGTTAAAGTTCCTTCAACTGCTGTTTGAATAGCATTTAAAGTGGTTTCTTGTGCGTCTTGTTTACTTTCCATGGATGTTAAACTTGCTTCTAAAGTATCTAATTTAGTTTGAATATTATCACCATCAACTGCTATAGCATCTAAAACATTATTATCTGTTGTTGATAAATTTGCTGTTACAGTTCCTGTTATTGTTGTTGTTGGCATACTAATCACATCAACTTGTGCTTCATTACCAGATATACAATTATCAATAATTTCTACTGCTGTTTGAATAGCATTTAAAGTGGTTTCTTGTGCGTCTTGTTTACTTTCCATACTAGTTAAAGATGCTTCTAAAGTATCTAATTTAGTTTGAATATTATCGCCATCAAGTGCTATAGCATCTAAAACAGCATTATCTGTTGCTGATAAATTAGCAGTAACAGTTCCTGATATAGTTGTTGTTGGCATACTAACTACATCAACTTGTAATTCATTACCACTAACACAGTTATTTAATCCAGTTGTATTGGTTCCTAGTGTTGCTAATCTAGTATCTAAATCACTTCCTGTTGGAGTATCAATAATTACTTTACCTATATTATCAACCCTTATATCTCTAAAAGTATTATCGGCATAATATCTACCACCAACAGCAAATGCTTTTGATGGATGAGCGGCAGATTGAGCAGTAACGGTATCATCTATTAATTGTGATGATGTTTCTATATTAGTTAAAGTTGCTTCAATTACATCTTGTTTTGCTTCTGTTGCTCCTCCAGTTGGTAAAGCAGAACTTAAACAATCTACTTGTAAATGGCCGTCCCCATCTATTTTCAAGGGGCGTTGTTGTCCATTACTGCTATCATGTCCATAATTCATAACCCTTTTCATATTAGAACCATCACCAATACTATTAGGTTGTCCTGCGAAATCTAAATCACTTTGTAATTTTGTATTTGTTGTACCAATAAGTGCTTCTAATCCATCAACAGAAAGAGCAATATCACCGGTATGTAATTCAATATCTGCTACATTACATTCTAAACGGCCTGTTGAATCCACTTTCAACGCGCGTGCTTGTCCATTTATAGAATCATGGCCATAGCAATATGTTTGTAATCGTATAGAGGCATCTCCTATACTTGAATTATTAATAGCACCGGATAAACTATCTAATTTATTATTTGTTGTTGTTTGAGCATCTTTTATATCTTGGTGTAATACTTTACTATCACTTAAAATTTCTGTTTGATAAACTGCTTGATGAGCACTATGACTATCTAAATTTGTTCGTGGTCTATTAGGCATATTTTATTATTATATTATTTATTTTATAATAGAATGATATATTTTTTAAAAATTATAAAAACATAAAAAATATAATCTAGTATTATTTTTTTATTTCATATTGTGATGTATCTATAACATTAAAAGAACTATCTAAATATAATTCATTAAATGGATTACTATAATTAATAACTAAAAAATCTCTTGCTTCTTTTACATTATCACGAAACATATTTAAAAATTGTTTTTTACTTTTTAAATAATTATTATCTGCCTCTATTGTTTCTAATGCTTTTTGAGATGTATTAAATAATATTAATCCACTGCTATTTTCACGAATGGTTTTATTAGTATGTAAATATGATTGTTGTAATACTACAATTGATATTAAGAATTTCCTACCATTACAAAACACTTTCGCAATTTTATTAAATCTTTTTGAACTCATTGCACCACTGCTTGAAAAATCATCAATTACTATTAAAACATTATCTGGTGTTTCTTTATCTTTTACTTTTTCTTTATAATCATCAACTAAATTCTCATATAAATCATCTATTAATTCATCATCTAATTCTTCAAAAGCATTTTCATCTGGAATTTCTAATTCCTCTTTTAAAACATCTAGTTTATAATCACCCCCACTTGCTGTTGGACTGAATAAATAAATATTATCACCATCAAATAATTGTTTATATGGATAAGCATCATTTAATAATAGGTTTACTAACATATTTGATTTTCCACTACCAGAACGACCATTTATTAATAATCTAAAAGGGAGATTAAATAAAGTTGGTATATCTGTTGCAAAATTATCTGTTTTGTCTCTTACTTTTAAAGGTTTTAATGATTTTCTATTTTTTGGTTTATCGGATTTATTAGACATTTTAATATATACTATTTAATTATATTTTAATAATGAATAATAATCCTAATACTATTAATAACGATAATGACTATATGGAATTTTCTAAATTGATGCAGGAACAATATAATGAATTAAAAAAAGAAAATAAAAATTTAAAAAAACATTTATTTAATTATCAAAAAGAGATTTGTTCTATATATGGGATAATGCGAGTTATTGATTTCATGATTAGTGATTTACATAATATACCTAATGTACTAATAGAATTAATTGAAAGACAACGAAGTGCTTTATCTCGTATTGTTGAAAAAGATATTATAAAATATATTGATGAAGATGAAGAAGAAGAACAAGAAGAAGAAGAATTAATTGTTCAGTTATTTGTTGATAATTTAGAATAAAAATATTACTAGATTATAAAATGAGTAAATACGCAGAAGACCAACAATATTTAGATTATTTTAAAAAAACAAAAGAACCAAATTTATCAAAATTAGATTATATTATTCTTAAACTTGAAAAAATACAAAAAGTATTAAATGAACTTAAGGAAAAATAATTGTTCCAATGTGTTCCAATGTGTTGGAACATTTTTATTCTTTAATATATGTCTCTTGCATATTTACTGTATGCCCCATAGTTTGTGCTAATTGTTTTCTCCTTTTTATCGCATCTAAATCAATATTTTCTGTAATCCATATTTTCCTTAATAAATTCAAAGTAATATTTTTTCCAGATGGTAAAAAAGATTTTGTTATATATTTACCTAATATATTAGCACTCATAGGACTATTAACTTTATTTAAAAGTAAATAACCACTATCATTAAATTTTAACCAACCATTTAAAATAGTATTTAATTCTTTTGGAACTCTTATTTCTATTTGTCCGTGTTTATCACTTGTTTTAAAATCATTCAAATAAAAATATTTTGTATTTCTACTTAAATTTAATAAGTAATTTTTTTTATTATCCATATCATCCCTTGATGACACAACAGACATAGGGGCATAATCTAATCTAACCGCTGGTAATAGTAAATATAAAGCACTAACTACAAACCTTTGATATAAATCAAATTCCTTAGATTTTAAAGAACTTTTTTTATTTAATTCTCTTTCAGTTATTTCCCTTTTATATGGTAATAATACTTTTTTCCTTAGTTCTTTTAATGTAATCCAATTATTTTGTTCTTTTTCTGTTTTTTCATGTGTTTCAATTCTTTTATTGTATTCATCATTTAATAACCTTAATCTCTCTTTATATTTTTCTAATGTTGTTTTATATTTTTTTTGATTAGTTAAAATAACTAATATACTAGATAAATAATTTCTTTGTGTTGGAACTTTCATATCTTTTATTTTATTTAATATTTGTTCTGTTTTTCTTAAGAAATTTAAATTAGTTAATGGTTTATTATCATTTAATTTGCGGACATTACCTATATATACTTTTAATGAACTTTCCCTTATTGAACGATTATCTTTTATATATTCTATTAGTTCTTTTTCAAACATTTTTTATATTGTATTTATTATATTTACTAGATATATTTTTAAATCAAAAATGATAAAAAATAAAAAAGAATTAATTGATTTAGTTATATTAACATTAAAATATGAAAACGCATTTAAAGATGGATTTATTAAATATAGACTATGGGCGAAAAGGATTAATAATATAATTAATATTTATGAACATAATATAACTCGTGCTATATTCGTACATCTAGTTAAAGAAAAAATATTTGAAAAACAAAAAAGTAATAGAAAAATAGAATATTTATTTAATCCTTATCAAAAAAAATGGGTCTCACCTTATGATAACTACGATGGAATTGTTCATTTCGATTGAGTATTATTTACCTATTGTTTTCATTGCTATTTGATGTGCTTGTTGAATACAAAATCCTTTTTTCATTAATTTAATCATTTCTTTATTATGTTCTTTTGAATGTTTTTTTGAATGTTCTTTCATAAATTCTTTTTGGAGTTTTGTAAGTGTTTTTGATGGTTTATTTAATGGTTTAGGCA